GTCAACTTGTTTTTAACTTTCATTTCTGCCATCTTTTGAATTCTCTTCTCATCCCTGGCAGTAAGCAACCTGACCGCTACCGTCTTTTTAGACATAGGTAAGATTGCTGTAAATGTCCCGTCGTCACTCAACTCAAAAGGTGTTTCTTCTGACTTGTCCTTAACGAAGTATTTGCTATAATCAGACAAATCAAATTCGTGATCGACCTCAGAGTCGCAGTGCCCGCACTTTACATTGACGTTGTATTCGGGACCATATCCAGTGATCCTAGCGGCAATCATGATTGCTGACTTGTCACCAACGAGCAGGTCATCAACGTTAATCGACTGATCAACCAAGATACCTTGAATAAATTTGTCTAGTGCTAAACCTTTCCTAAGAAGGGTTGGCGACGTAAGAACATCTTCATCTCTAGCAGTCATGAAACGAATTTCTACGACCTCTTGATTATGTAGTGGATGTCCTTGTGGATAAAAACGTCCGCCTGACGGTAGATCAACAAACTCTGTGTTTGCTGTGTGGCGGACTGTTTGTTGTGGTTGTTGTGAGGGTTCATCTACCGACTGAACCCTTGAAGAATTTCTGCTCATATAACCTCTCTTTAACTAAATTATAAACTAAAATAAATCTTTTTTTTATTAAACACCAGGTGCTCTATTACTTCTGTTAGTGACCTGAGTGCTTGCGAAACCTGCTGCTCTCTGAAGGTCTCTACTTGGCGTAACCTTTGTTTCAAGGTCTGCCCAGTCGTATCTAATAGAAAGTTCTACGTTCACCAACTCGTCTGACTCATAATCCAAGTCACCAAAGTTGACTGACTTAATCCACGGATTATACAAAGACCACGTCTCGATTGGAGCACCGTCTTCATCAATCATATGAATGTACATACGACCACCAACTGCATCAACTGCTCTCTTCTTAGAGAAAGTGACTACATTGCTTGCTTTACCACGACCTTGTGGATCATTCAAGAAGTTGTGTGGTGCAACATACCCAGAGTTCTCGATCAACTGGAGCATTGTGTGTGATGCATCCGGATCTACTGGGTCGACCAAGGTAATGCTTACCTCTTCCCACTCCAATCTTCCTGGGTAATAGAACTTATAGTTAATAAAACTGTGTTCTGACTCCGTTACCGAGAAGTTTGGTTTCCCAGTCGTTTTCACAATCCACTGTGGGATACCATTGAACGATAACAAAAATCTATATTTTCTTTTTAGTTCGATTGCTGCATCTGACCAAAACTTTTGAGTTGTCATATAAAAAATCCTCCTAACACTATTAAGTAGTGTCTAACTTGTTTTAATCTTCGAATGATGCTCCAGTATTTGTGATTACAAAATCGATTGCGATGAATTCGATTGCTCTTGCTGGTTTCAAGAAGATCTTAGCATACATAATATTTCTGTCAATCAAATCTGGCGTCGTTGTTGTTTCATCGAGAATAACTCTGAAGTCTGACAAACCAAATCTAGACTTAACTGAATCCAAGAACGGTTCAACTTGACCACGGAATCTATCCCATGTTGCCTGGACGTTCTGGTCGAAAAGAAGTCTAGCAGCAATTCTAGAAATCTCTTTCTTTACAAAAATCATCAAGCGACGAACATTGATTCTGTCAAGTGCCGATGGCGTAACCTGAAGAGTCTTCTGTCCGAACACCACAATACCCTCTGCTGGGAACTGTGCGATTGGGTTGATGTTCGCTTCGTAGAGTGTATCTCTTTCTTTTGAAGAAAGTCTCTGAGAAACCGCAACAACTGGTACGCCTGCAGCGCCGTCAGACAATCCACCTCTAGTGAAACCAGCAGGTGCGAACCAAAGTTCTGATTCTCTTTCTGTGCTACCGAATGTTCCAAGTGCTGCAACCGAAGGTGGTGCCCAAAGTTGTGCGTCACTGATCTGGTCAACAATCTTAACCCAAGGATAGAAACAGCAAGCGTAACTTGAGTTCAATCCTCTGCTCTCAAGACTTGTAACTGCTGCCGTGACCTTAGAATCCTGTACTCTTGTCTTGAAGTCTTTTTTGTTTTCCGTTGATGGGACATAACCGCCATTAGCGATGTCGATGATCGCAAGTGCGTCTGCACGCTCTTCACACACTCTAATTGCCTGATTGGTAACTCTTGAGTTTGTGATGCCTGGTAAAACAAGTGCGTTCATTTCGATTTCTTCCGGGTCTGAAACTGAGTCAATTGCTCTCTTGAGAGATGCAATCTCATAACTTGTAGTCTCATCCTTTTCTGTCATCTTCGAGTTTCTGAACGGTTCTTTCTCAGTGACATCGAGACCGTCAAACCCGCCAAATACCGGCATTGTGAATTTAGCAAAACCGGACTTAATTAAATCCGTGTATCCGCCACGACCAGCAGTGTGTGATACACCCGCTCTACGTGCGCCAGCAGCATATACCGCAGTTCCGATGTCTGCTGCTGCAAGGTGCGGTTGTGATCTACCAAGACCCTGCTTTACAGAACCAGTCTTGTGGACCGCAATGAGGTCATCAAGAGTGAATCTAAATGAAATCTCAGACTTGTCCGCGACTGCTCCAGATTCTGTATCTGAAACGTATGCGCTACCCAAGCGACGAACAACGTCAATATACGAAGGATCAAACCTAGCGTCTGTAGGAGATCTGTATGTTGATACGCCGAAGAAAGAGTCCTTAGCATTCGAAAGACCTTCTGAAGAAGCAGTCAATCTAAGAGGAAGAGTTGGATAACTCAAAGAAGCAGTTGCTCCAATAGGCAACCCTACGATTGCTTGCTCTGAAATTGTTCCAATTGGTCTATACGTCTTAGTATTAACCGTAAAATCAACCAAAGCATCACTCGGAGTCTCTACCTCTGCAGAAAGAGCATCTGTTCCGTTGATGTGGTTTTTGGTAACAATCGTGTTGTTAAGGTATCTGATTGGACCTTCGAAACCAAACGGCAAATACTGCGAATCAGTTACGCCTGCGTCGACGTCCTGGTCCATCTTTACTCTAAAAAACTTAGATTGATTTGGGTGATTACCATAAACTCTATATCTCTTGTCTGCTTCATCCCACTCGCGATACTGGTCACCAATCTTAGCACCAATATAGTTCTTTGAGTTAGGATTAAGGTTACACTGAGAGAATCTCTCCAGAACGACTGGACGTCCATCATTATCTGAAACCTGTCTAATCAAGACCGTGAAGGTTCCGTATGGTGCAATGTCTGTTCCTGCCTTCATATCTGTGATCGAAATTTTAAGATCCTTAGCGTGAGCACCACCATCGGCAATACCAATGAACTTGAACAACTTTTGCATATTAACAGGATCAAAGTTGCTTGTGTCAGAGGTTATATCCTGCGAGAAGACCCAACCAGTAACAGAGTCCTTTGCTGACTCCTGGTGGTCGTATTGTGGTGTGCTATCCTTTAGTAGCGGCATTACAACTGCTGATAAGGATCCGTTTGCTCCAAGAGCGCCCTTGTGAAGAACGTTTGAAGCGCCGTTTTCTGTGCCTTGACCGTGCATGTCTTTGACAAACCTATCAAAAGTCTCACCTAACCAGTACTTTTTGAGTCCTGAATCCTGAGTGATTTTACCATTTGTAAGTGTTGGATTGGTGTTGAAAACTTTTCTGATGTATTTGTCTGAATCTCTGTCGAAGTTAAACACAACCCTAGTTGGTGTCGTGTTACCGTTGTCGTAAAGGTTCGCAACAAACTCCATTGTATTAGAATTTGTTGTATTGACTAGAACGTGACTACCTGTGAGTGCAATCTTCGCACCTTGGAAAGTTGCTGTGCTGTTTGTAAAATCTGCTGGAATGGTAAGTTGCGAAATATCTGTAGTTGGGATATCTGCCTGTAACACCTCACCATCCATTGTTAACGTTATTGCCTGACCTCCGGCCTGTTCAGCAGGAACGTCAGAAACTTGAACTGTTCCGTTGTGCCCAGCAACACTTTCAATTGCTGCCTTTAACTGAACCAAGAAACCATTCTGCGTTGTAGCGGTTGTGTCAATTGTGACTGCAGTACCTGCCTCTGTAGCGGTACCTGCACCTGTATCATCACCTATTTCAAGAGCAGTTCCAGTT